CTCCGAGATCCTGGGCTACGCCTACCGCAACGGCGGCTTCTCATCGCAGAATCCGAACGACCTGGAGGTCTTCCTGCCCGATGTGGTGGCGCACTGGTCGCCATTGCCCGATCCGATGTCGCCCGGACTCGGCATGTCGTGGATCACGCCGGCGCTGCGCGACATCCAGGCCGATCAGTCGGCGCTCGAATACAAACTCTCGTTCTTCACCAACGGAGCGACGCCGAACCTCGTCATCAAGGGCCTACCGGCGACGACGACAGCACAGTTCAAAGAATTCGTCGATGCCATCGAGAAGACTCATGCTGGCAGCACGAATGCCTTCAAGAGCCTCTACCTGACGGCGGGCGCCGACGCGACCGTGATCGGATCCAACCTCCAGGAGCTCGATCTATCGTCGATCACGTCGCATGGCGAGACTCGGGTTTCTTACCTGTCGCGCGTTCCGGCGGTCATCCTCGGCATCGCAGCCGGACTCAAGGGCTCGAGCCTCAACGCCGGCAACTATGGAGAGGCGCGTCGCAACTTCGCCGATTCGTGGGTCTATCCGACGATGGCGAGCCTTTGTAGCGCGCTGTCGGTCCTCATCAACATTCCTGGCGGCGCGGAGCTATGGTTCGACACTGCCGATATCCCGCTCTTGCGGGAGGATGCGCTCGATGCGGCCAACATCGAGAAAGTCAAGGAAGAGACTATCGTGGCCTACGTTCAGGCGGGATTCAAGCCTGATTCGGTGATCGCGGCAGTGCGCGGCCAGGACATCTCGCAACTCGTTCACGATGATCGCTTCACGAGCGTTCAGCTTCAGATGCTCGCCAACGCGCTCAAGCCGCCAACCTCACCGAATGGATCGCCCAACGGCGGCACGTCCAATGGCGAATCACAGAACGGGTCGGCAGCCAAGGAACCGACCGCGCCGGCAGCGCCGGCCAAGGAGTCTTAGATGGCCGATACAAAGCCCTATGGCAGCGTCGATTATGCCGATCCCGGATACCAGTCGGACAAGGTGAAGCGTTATCCGCTCGACACTGCCGAGCATGTCCGCGCGGCTTGGTCTTATATCAACATGCCGAAGAACGCCTCTAAGTATTCGGCAGACCAACTCGGCAACATCAAGGGCAAGATCAAGGCGGCCACGAAGAAGTTCAATATCGAGATCGCCGAGGAGCAGCAAGAGCAGAAGTCAATCGCGCGCTTCCCCAAAGACAACCTTGTTCGGATGCTCGCGCCAGGGCCCGACCTACAGGAGCCGGAGAACTCAGGGCCGATTCTGACCGGCCATTTCACGCCTTTCAATCAATGGACGAAGATCGACTCGACCTATGAGGGTCGCTTCATGGAGCGCATCTCGCCCGGGACTTTCAAGAAAGCATTTAGTGAGCCGCATCGGTCCCAGATCAAAGTTCAATTCGATCACGGCCAGGACAAGGTTGTCGGCGCTCAATTGATCGGCGTGCCCATTGAACTCCGCGAGGATGACTATGGCGCGAAGTATGATGTCGAACTCTTCGATGGCCTTCCGCCATTGTTGCTCAATGGACTGCGCAAGAAGGTCTACGGGTCATCCTTTCGCTTCCGAGTCGTGCGCGACGAGATCGACCAGTTCCCTGATCGCTCAGGCACCAATCCTGATGGTCTGCCTGAACGCACGATCAAGGAAGTCGAGGTCTTTGAATTCGGGCCGGTGGTGAACCCAGCCTATGCTGGGGCCACGGCTGGCATCCGTTCTGAAACCGACTGGTTTATAGCTAGGCAACTTGCCGCAGATCCCCGCTTCCGTGATATATTGCCGCCAATCCAGTCAATCGCACCCTCCAGGCTCGACGCAGCGGATGAACCGCACCTCGAGAAGGAGCGCAGCGAAGAGATCGTTGCTGTTCCTGTCCGTCGTGAAACCCAGGAGGGGTTTATTAGGTGGTTGATCAGGCAACGTTAAGCGAGCTCCGCTCCGTCGAAGAGCTCGCTAACTACAAGAAAAGCATCGACGAACAACTTCGGACGCTCGATGAGCAGTCCGAAGGTCAGCAATTCGGTGATGAAGATCGAGCGCGTTTCGAGGATCTGGCGGACACGAGCCATGAGATCGAGAAGCGCATCGCCGAACTCGAAGGTCGCAAGGCGATTCTCAAGCGCATCGCCGATGGCAACCCCGAGCGCTTAGAGCGTGCCTACGAGCGCGTCGAGAAGACCCTCAACGGTCCCGAGATGTCCGGGTCGCGCAAAGAGCAGGACATCTACGACCTGCGAACGATCCGTTCCAACCCGACCGATCCAGATCGCTACAAGATGGAGCTTCGGGACCGCGCCCTTCGTGCCATTGAACTGACGCGCGATCTCCCCGAGCAGGACCGCCAGAACCCGCACTTTCCGACTCGCAATGAGGTCGAACGCCATCTCGAGAAGCTGATGGAGCGCACGCAGCAGACGACTCCAGGTGAAGTCGCGCGACTGATCCTCAATACCGGAAGCCCGGTTTACCGACGAGCTTTCTGGAAGAACGTTGTCGGCCTGCCAATCAACAACGAAGAGCAGCGAGCTCTATCGCTCGCCGGCTCCGGTGGTGGTTTTGCCATCCCCTTCGCGCTCGACCCTTCGATCATCCCCACCTCCAACAGCGTCGTGAACCCGGCTCGTGCGCTAGGGCGTCTCGTCACCATCTCGGGGGCGAACACCTGGCAGGGCGTGACTTCGCCGGCAATCAGCGCCTCGCGTGTCGCTGAAGGTACCGAGGCTTCAGACAATGCGACGACTCTCGTTCAGCCATCCGTCACCGTGACCAAGGCTCATGCTTTCGTCCCCTTCTCAATTGAAATTGGCGAAGAGTGGCCGGCACTCGAAGCTGAGTTCAACCGTCTTCTGCAAGACGCAAAGGATGACGAAGAAGGCACAGCGTTCGTTACTGGTGCTGGTACCGGCGTTAACCCGCAAGGGTTCGTCACGGGCGCTTCGACCACGTTCGCCTTCCCGACTGGCCTGACGATCACCGCCCTCTCGATGTACAACTTCGAGGCGGCACTCCCGCCCAGGTTCCGACCTCGGGAATCGTTCGTCGCCAATCGCGGCATTTACAACGTTGTCCGCGGAATCGACACCGCTGGCGGTGCAGCTCTCTGGCTCTACATGGCTCAGGGGCTCGTCACTCAGGCGCCGACTCCCGGCAACACGGGCGCAACCCTTCTCGGTCGCGGCGCGTGGGAAGGTTCCGCCATGCAGTCCACCATCGTCAACGCGACCAAGATCATGGTCGTCGGTGACTTCACCTACTTCCTGATCGTTGATCGCATCGGTATGACCGTCGAGCTCGTGCCGCACATCTTCGGTCCGGTTTCGCGGTTTCCCATCGGTCAGCGTGGCTTGTACGCTTACTGGAGGAACTCTTCAAAGGTTCTGTCATCGGCCGCATTCGTAGCCGGAACGGGAACCACGTAATTCAGCCAGACTTGGCAGGGCTACCGGTGTTGGGCCGGTAGCCCATCCCAACTCCAAGGAGAAAAGATATGAAGCGAATCACACTCAGAGCGACCTACAAGACGGCAGAGGGCGACTTCCAGCCAGGTGCGGCACTTGCACTGGAAGATTTCAAGGCCGATGAACTCATCAAGGCTGGGAAGGCAACGCTTTCCGAGCAGCAGATCATTTACACCCACGAGGATGAGATGCCTGAAACGGTCAGGGAAAAGGCACTCGAGGCTCTGGGCGTGGCTGATGCCGCTGGGGGAATCAACGCTCAGGTTCAGCGCGCCGCGGCAACGGCACGGTTCAGGAAATAAGGAGACGCTAATGGGCACAGTTCCCGGCCCGGATACGCCGGCACCGGCAGACAATCACATGGTGCATACCGTCAGCGATGCGAAGTCGCATGACTACGGTCGTCCGACAGCGGGCGGCAATGCAATTGGCGGAACTCCGATCGGTGGCTCAAGCGATGCGCCCGCCGGCGCAGTGCCCGGATATGCGATCAACTGGCTTGGAGAATCGCCGAGCGTCGGCGGCACTCAGACGGCCGGTGAGACATTCGAGGGCACAACCTTGATCGTTCCGCAGCCAGATGCGACCGGTCATCCAGTTGGCGATGCAATGGGGTTCGGAACGGTCGGAGACAGTGGCTATCAGGCCCCTCCAGCTGAAGTCCCGCCAGTCGCCGGAGTGCCGGACCTTGATCACGACGGAGACAACGTATGACGACAGTTCCCTCTGGCGTTCCGCCTCGCAACGACAGCCCGAACGTGCCCCAGCAAATCTCAACCGGCGGCAATCAGAGCGTGCCCCCGAGCAAACCGGCGGCGACGACCGGGCCTGGCGGTCCAAGCATCAGCGTACCCAAGGTTGGTAAAGCAGGGAAGTAATGCCGAGCAAGCCAACCGAGCCGACATATGCCACGGTTCTAACGAGTGGTTCTGTGAGCCAGGCGGTCAACGCCACCTTTGCGGGGCCAAACGCGATGGGCTTACTCAACGATGTCCCGCCACTCGTCAAGTCGGGCGTTGAGTTCACGCCGCTGGTCGCAGTTACCGGAGTGTTTCCCCCGCGACTTGGCATTGAGGGCGCGGAATCGCCCAAGACGCACGGCTGATGTCATATCAGCACTCGGCGATCACGCAACAGCAGCAGAGCCCTGAACGCCACGGGGCTGGAGCTCACAAGGCAATCACCGGTGCCGCGAATAATGGTGGTGGCTTGGTGAGGATCACCGCGGCCGGTCATGGCTTCAGCAACGGCGCCAAAGTTGATGTGACTGGCGTGATCGGCACGACCGAGGCGAATGGCGTTGGTTGGGTCGCGATTCTGGTCGATACGAACAACTTTGACTTAACTGGCTCGGCTTTTGTCCATGCATATGTCAGTGGCGGCTTGGCCGTCCTTCAATAGGAGCTAGAGAATGCCTTCCTACCCATCGACCGCTGCCAACGCCAGGGAGTTCGGCTTCTCTGGCTCACCGCTCGCGAGCGCGCTTTACCGCGAGAACTTTCCGCGCGATCAGATCAACGTCGACAATGCGATCGGCACCACCGGCTTGATCACCGCCGCGGCCATCTGGGTCAATACCGGTGACGTGATCACCAAAGCGAGTATCTGTGTTGGTGCCACCGCGGGCGCGACGCTGACGCATAAATACTTTGCGCTCTACAGCAACGCCACCATTCCGGCGCTGATCGGCACCCAGCAAGCCGATGATACCGCCGCTGCGATGGCCGCCAACACCGTGTATTCGGGCACCTTTGGAGCCACCTACACCGTCACTACAAGCGGCTTGATCTGGGTCGCCTTCTGCGTCACCGGGACGACGATCCCGACCCTGGTCGGCAAGACGACCAATCTCAACGCAACGGCAGCTGCGGCGCTCAACACGCTCACCGGCCTGACTAATGGCCTTTGTGTGACTGCTACCGGCGCAGCATCCACCGCGCCAGCGACGATGGCAGCGATCACCCAACTGGCAGTTCAGCCCTGGGTACTCCTCCAGTGAAGGCGCTGGTCAGCGGCAACACTCGCATAGTGCGTGGCGATGACAATCGCTCGGTCTATGTAGGCGATGTGGTTGAGGGAGTGGATGCGGTTGAGTTGATCGGGCTCGGCTTTGCCGAGGAGATCCCAGAAGCGGCTGCTCCGAGCCCCGAGGCCCTCGCGGAGGCGTCTCCCGAGATTTATGCGACCCAGGCGGCGCTCGACCATGCCGCGGCGCTAGGCGTTGATCTAGCGGGCATCCAGGGCACGGGGAAAGACGGGCGTGTGACAAAGGGCGACGTAGAGGCGGCGGTGGCCGCGAAGGAGGAAGGATGAACTTCGAAGAGCCGACGCCAGAGCCGGAACCGGAACCACAGCCGAATCCCGAGCCCGAGCCCGCCCCACTCCCAGGAGAATAGTCCTTGGCGTTAGGCGCTTCGTATGCGACCCTAGCGCAACTAAAGGCGCGCCTTGGGAGCAGCGGCATTGCATGGCCTGATACCAATGACGACGCTCCACTAACGAATGCGTTAGCGGCCGCAAGTCAGAGCATTGAGGGTTATTGCGGCCGCCAATTCAACGATGCTGGCGCGGCCACGGCGCGCGTTTACTACCCCGACGATCTGGCAACGATTTACACAGAGGACTTCTCAACCAGCGCCGGCCTGATCGTTGCTTTCGACTTCTCGAATTCAGGCACTTACTCGAGCGTGATCGCTGCTTCCAACTATCAGCTCGAGCCGCTGAATAATATCTTCGATGGCACCCCCAACTGGCCGTTCTATCGCATCCACATCATTCAGACCTGGACCCCGATCTGGTGGACCTCGATCGGCTATCCGCGGACCTCGATCCAGATCACAGCACAATGGGGATGGGCGACAGTTCCGCCGGCGGTAGTTGAGGCGACGCTGATGTTAGGCGAGGAGATCTTTAAGATGAAGGATTCCCCGTTTGGCGTCGCCGGGTTTTCACAATACGGCGCGGTCCGCGTCCGGGACAACCCCAAAGTGAACAACATGCTGGCGCGCTATGTGCGCGCGCCGATTCAAGTGGCATAGATGGCCGCGCCAACTATCCAACAGATCCTCACTGGCATCAAAACGCAGCTCGTGACGATTCCCGGATTGAGGGTCAGCGATTATGTGGCGGACCAGATCAATCCTCCGCAAGCTGTCGTCGATTTCCCGAACCCGCTTACTTATCACGAGGCCTTTGCTCATGGCAAGTTCCGAATCGATCCAACAGTCATTGTCCTTGTAAGTAAGACTGTTGATCGAATTGGCACAGCAGCGCTCTCGAGCTATGCCAGTCCAACGGGGGCTAATTCAATTCACGCCGCGATCGAGCTCGATAAGACTCTGGGCGGCGTCGTGGATGACTGCATCGTTTTCGATTTCCGCCGGCTGAATCAACAGGAGATCGATGCCCTGCTGTTCTTCGGGGGCGTGTTCACGCTTCATGTCATCGCACCGGGGGTCTGATTGCCAAACCTTAGTCTGACGAACTGCGAGATCCTCATCGGCGGAACTGACATGAGTTCCTATTTGAACAAGGCCACGCTCAGGGGGAGTGTGGCCGAGCACAATGTGACGACGTTCGGCCAAACCTTTGTCAACCGCCTCGGTGGTCTGCGCGATACCCAGGTGACTTGGGATGGCTTCTGGACCTCGGTTCCGGACGCGGCGCAGTTCGCCCAGCTGGGAAGCCAAGGCCAGGCGGTGACGATCTCGCCGCAAGGCGCCGAAGGCAACATCGCGTATCTCTTTCTTGCCGGTCAGTTCACCTATGACCAGTTCGGGAAGGTGGGCGATGCTGCCCCGTTCAGCGCCACCGTCGCTGGCAGCGATGGTGTGACGGGTCTAGTCCGTGGTCAACTGGGGGCATTCAACCGTACGGTCTCGGCCACCGGTCAGGTCGGTAGCATCTTGACCATGACCGCGGTTGGCGCTACTCAATTTCTCTATGCCACGATGCACGTGCTGACGGCAGCGACCACGATCACCATTCAGGTTCAATCAGCGCCCGCCTCGAACTTCGCGGCCCCTACGACTCGCGCCACCATCGGCCCGCTAACGACGACGGGCGGAACATTCATGACACGAGTTGGCGGCCCGATTACCGACACCTTCTGGCGTTTCAATGTCAGCGCAATCACTGGCACATTCGCCATCACTGGCGCAATTGCCCAGCAATAATAGGAGGCCTAGATGGCTACGTTCTCGTTCACAGACGGATTTCTACTCTTGAACGCGGTGAACATGAGCGCGATGGCGCGCCAACTCGTGCTCAAGACTTCCGCTGCCGAGCTCGACAACACTGCCTTTGGCGCGACCTATCACTCCAGGATCGGTGGCCTCAAGGACGGTCAGATCGACGTTGAATGGAACCAAGACTTTGCGGCCGCGCAGGTTGACGTATTGCTCTTCCCGCTCCTAGGCACAACCGTCACCTTCGAGGTGCGGCCTACATCGGCGGCCAGAAGCGCCACAAATCCTGCTTATACGGGGAGCGTGCTGATCTCCGAT